GGTGCGGAAGTCCTCGGCCGCGTCGATGAACGCGTTGAACGTCGCGGCTGGGATCCGTAGCGTCTCGCCGCTCTGCACCTTCTTGAACGCATCGCCCGACATGGTTAACTCCCAACCCCGAGCGTGGAGAAGTTCAAGGTCTTGTAGACCTGCTCGACGTACACCGCGACGGGCTTCTTGATGAGCACTTTCTTCTCGCTGTCGACCTCGGGCGCGTAGCGCACCCAGAGATACTCCCAGCCCTTCTTGTCGACGTTGTTGATGTCGCCGATATCGAAGTCGGTCTGGTTGGGCTGCACCGCGAACTTGAACGTGATCTCCCAGTCCTCGCTGCCGCGCTTGGAACCCGAAGCCCCGAGGAACAGCACCTCGCCCGCTGCAAAGCCGCGGAACATCGTCTTGTTGACCTTGCCCGTCGCGTAGAAGAGCTTGGCCTTGTACGCGAGCGTCACGACCGAGTCGGGCAGGTAGTGGGTCTCGGAGAAGGTGAACACCGGCACGGTAATATCCACACCTTGGACGTTCTCGCCGTCGAAACCGATCGCTCCGCCCATGTCCGCCGCGCCCGGGCCGTACCTCTTGATCGTCTTAATGGCCTGCGTAATGTGCTGCGATCCACCACCGGTGTCGAAGGACCATGCGGGTTCGGCCTCGTTCTCGTCGGTGACATCCGGCTCGGCATAGCGGACCGAGACCTTCCACGTGTCCTCGTTGACGCGTTCGGCGATCTCGATCTCGAAGCGCTCGAGGTCGCCGTAGGACGTAGGCGTGTTGGACTCGACTGCGCCCTTAACCTCATCCTCGTCCGCCGCGCCGCGCACGACGTAAGGCACTTCCGCGGACGAGTCCACGACCTCGGTTCGGCCTTCGAATAGTTCCTCAACGGTGATTGCCATGGGGATCCTCTATACGAACGCGGCCTGCGCGTCGTCGATCTTGCGCTTGATGTCCTTGGTGTTCTTGGCCGTCTCCTCGGTGGCTTTAGCTGTACGATCGGCCACGCCCGAGCCCAGGCCCATGCGGTTGACCGCGGCCGCGCTGAACGCGCCAGCCACGTCGACGTCGCGCAGCTTGGCCGCGGCCGCGTCGGTCGCGTCGCCCGCGCCTTTGAGTTTCTTCTCCTGCGCTTCTTGTAGGGCATTCAGCTCTTTCTCAGCCGCGGCCATCTGCGCATCAACGTCGGCCAGGAACGCCGCGTGTTCGGCGGCGTCCGCGGCGTCTTCCAGTGCGTCTGCCAACTCTTGCTTAGCGTCGGCCAGTTCGGTATCGGACTCGTCACGGTCTTTGGCGTACGCCTTGTCGCGATCTGCCTTCTCCTTGGCCGCCTCCTCGGACAGCGCGTCGCGCGTGCCCTTGCGCTCTTGCTCGATTTCATCGGTTTTATTCTGAACGCGTTCGCGTTCACGCCCGAGCTCTCGCTTGGTCTCCTCGGCCCGAGTCTTATCCCTCCCCTTGGCCGAGTCATCGATCTGTTCAAACACCGCCTTGACATCAATGGTTTTGTCGAAGATGTGCATGAACTCGATCCACCGCTTGGCCAGGTAATCCTGCGTCTTGTTCCAGATATCGAACACCGAGTTGACAAACTTGATCCACGCCTTGGTGAGAAACGACGTGACTTCCAGCCAGCTTATCTGGAGATTCGCCCACGCCTCGGCCGCGATCATGGCCATGCCGTACGTCGCCTGTGTCCACACGTCGAGCACGGTCTGCTTGAGGCCGATCCACATCGTGGTAAGTGCGTGAATGCCTTCCTGCCATTTCATCTTGAGATATTTCCAGAGAATATCGGCCGCGAGCCCAATATCGCCAGCGGCCAACGCCCGACAAATCCCTGTCTTCAACGCTCCCATCTGCGCACCAAGCACCCTAAACTTCTCACCCAGCCAGTCGAGCGCCTTCCCGCCCGCGCCGGTCACGTACAAGATCACCGCGCCCAACCCCACGACCGCGGCCACGACCCATGCCACCGGCGACAGGACCGCACCGATGATCGAGATCATCAGACCGAGCGCGCTTCCCACCACGCCGAGAATCGTCGCGAACCCGCCGAATGCGAACGCGATCATACTCGCCGCGGTCCCGGCCGCGACCAGCGCGCCGCCCACAAGGCCCACGATGGCGATCACCTTGGCCGCGGCGACCACGAGCGCCTGGTTTTTCTCGACGAGTTCGCGCACGTACTTCAGCCACCGCTTGGAAAACGCCACGGCCCTGCCGACTGTGTCCGACAGCGCCTCGCCCACCGCGGCCAGCGCCGCGACGCCGGCCTGCTTGACCTGCGCGAACGCGAACGACAACGTCTTGGCGATCTTGGCGAAGGCCTTGTCCGTCGCGCCGGCGCGGCCGGCCATCGCGGCCATGTCCTCGCCGAAGCCCTGCATGTTCTTGAGCGCGGGGAGCACGCCCTTGAGGGCACGGATGTTGGGGAAGAGCTTGGCGACCGCGTCCGCGGGGAGTTGGCTGATACGCTTGAAAACGCCCGCGAGCCCTTCGGACTCGAGCGTGGCGGACGACATCTCGAAGCCCAACTCCTTGGCATACTCCGCGGCCTCGGCCGTGGGCTTGAGGAACGTGGCGATGATGGAGTTGAGCGCGGTGACCGCGGCCCCGGTCTGCACGCCGTTGCGGGTCATGGTGGCGAGCGACGCGCCCACCTCGTCGAGCGACACGCCGGCCGACGACGCGATGGTGGCCACGGTGCCGATCGACGGCGCGAGCTCCGCGAACGTCGTCTTGCCGCGCTTGACCACGCTGAAGAGCCAGTCCGACACGTCACCCGCCTTGTCGGCTGAGAGCCCATACGCGTTGAGCACGGTGGTGATCGCGTCGGCCGCGGTTGCGGTATCGCTTATGCCGGCCTTGCCGGCCTTGGCCGCGACCGCGAGCACGTCGAGCGCCTTGGCAGCCGGGATGGACGCGGAGAGGATGTCGTAGAGGCCGCCGGTGAGCGTCTCGGTGGACTCACCGAACTCAACCGACATGTCGCGCACGCCCTTGCGGAACGCGTCCATGTGCTTCTCGGGCTCGTCGAGCATGGTGGCGACGTTGGCCATCTGCGCCTCGAAGTCGGCGAAGATCTTCACGCCGGCGAGCAGGGGCATAGCGGCCACGCCCGCGGCGGCCATGAGCCGGCTGCCGATCTCGCGGCTGGCCCGGCCGAACGCCTTGAGCCGCTTCTGCGCACGCTTCAGGCCGCGCGCGAGCCGGCTGTCGTCCGCGAACAGCTCGACATAAGCGGCCCCAGCTCGGATGCCATGTGCACTGGCCATACGGGTCTCCTGTCAGGCGAACAGCAACGGGATCCACGGCGCGACGCACACGCCCACGCCGACCATGACGATGACGAGTTTATAGAACGCGCGATCGCGCATGAGGTTGTCCGCGGAAAACGCGAGCAGCAAGCCGATGACGCTCATGGCGATGGCGACCGCGTAGCGCATGCGTTGGGTCTCGCGCTGCTGCTCGAGTTCGAGCTGGCGCTTGCCGAGGTCGTGGAAGTCCGCGCGGGCCGTGACGGTCATCGCGCCCACGTCGCGGGCTTGCGGCGCGACGGGCGCGGCCTCGGAGGTCTGTTGCTGGCGCTGGTCCGTGGTCGACTGCGTCTCCTGGGTCGAGTCGCCCCCTGCGGTCGAGGTCTGGCGCTGCTCGGCCTCGACACGCTGCGCAGCGCTCTGTCGATCCGCGCCGCCGCGACAGCTCGCGATGGACAGCATGGACAAGATGGACGCGATGGACGCGATGGACAGGGCCAGTCGGACTAGGTGCTTGTGTCTCATTCTTCTGGTTCCCTTCTGGTCCCTATTCTTTTCTTCTTCTTCCGAGCTTTGCGTCCTTCGCGCCTTTGCGGTTCACTTCCGCTCCTTCCACGAACACACTCTTGAGCATCATGAACGCGTCTCGCTTCGACACGCGCTCCTGCTTCTTGGCAAGTTCGTGCGGGTCGAAGTCAGCCGGCTTGAAGGGCCGCGACTTCTTGGCGTCGCGGTGGCAGTTGACGGTCATCGCGATGAGCGCGGACGTGTGCGCCCAGCGGTCGCGGCTGCGCGCCTCGGCCATCCACAGCAGCTCCCGTAGCGTCAGGGGGCCGGGGTCGACGCCGACGAGGCCGGCAAGATCCCAGACGAGTCGCCAGGCTCGCTCGGCTCGGGTTCCTCGTCGATCTTTGCCAGGATCGCTTCGAGTTCGGCCTCGAGTTCCGGGCTGTCGAGCTTCTTGTCCGCCACGTCCATCGCCCTGGCCTCCAACGTCTTGAGTTTGCTCAGCGCCTTGGCCAGGAGCCGACGCCTCGCTTGCGGGAAAAAATCCACAAGCTCCTCGAGCAGCGCAGTCGTCGCGTGGTCCACCGCGTCGCCGGCCATAGCCCGGCCGAAGTCCTCGTCGGACACGTTCTGGGCGTCGGCTTCGGGCTTGCAGACCACGTAGATCACGTCGCAGAGGAGGACGGGGTCGGACACGAGCCGCTCGAAGAGCTTGCCGTCGACCGCGGCCATGAGGTCCACGTCGAGCAGCGACCGCACGCGCTTGATCGCGGCCACGTCGACCGAGACCGTCCACGTGCGGCCCGCGTTGTCCTTGAAGGTTTTCATAACTGGCTCCCGGTCAGTTGAAATTCTGGAGTCTCAATTTGAATGATGGCCGCCTACGATGCCTCAATCGTCGTCCACGACGGCGCGGTCGCGCTGTACGTCGGCTTGACCGTGACGGACACGGAGAGCGCTTCCTCGAGCGGCTCGTTGCGAGAGAAGTTGAGGACTGCGAAGTCGGCCTTCAGGCCCTGCGCGCCGGCCACCGCTATGCCGCCGTCCATGATCGCCAGGCCGATGGCGGAACGGGCGAAAAACGCGGTCTGGAGAGCGGTGAACCCCGCATCCTCGGTGTCCCAGACCATCTCGAACTCAAGGCCGGCGTCGAAGAGCGCGGCCACCGTCGCCTTCCAGCCCTCAGACGCGCGGGTCGTGACGTCGGCCTCGCCGGCCTCGACGTTCAGCGTCACGTCCTTGACATTGGTGAGTTCGGTCCAGTCATCGGCGACCACACCAGCCGCGCAGTAATAGAGTTTTGCCTCGAAACCAATTTTCTGACCCATGACATCATCTCCTCATTTGATGGAATTCGCCCACATGCGGGGCAGACGATCTTTGGTCTTGTCCAACGCCGGCCCCATGAAGGGCCGCTTGGGATACGTGCGCCAACCTTGCGCGCGGATCTCCTTCATCGACGCCGGCAGCTCCCGCGCGACTCGGATGGCTCGACGCACCTGGTTTTCGGTTCTGAGCCGCGCGACCACGAGCTTGCCGTTGCGCAGATACGGCGTAATCGGGCCGTGGCCGCCGACCTCGAGCACGAAGTTGGCCTTGCTAACCTTGCGCGCACTGATCCGTTCCC